CACCCGACGCACAGCCTCAAATCGACATTGGAGGCGACGATGATTTCAGCGCACTTCGCTCTGCCATTCAGCAGGCACCGGAAGCAAAACAGGCCGATCCTGTCATGGACTCGGTGAAGCCAAAGCCTGCCGAGAAAGCTCCGAAGCAGGAGGCAAAGCCCGCTGAAAAGGCTGACAAACAGCCGAAGTCCTTGAAGGATAAGCTGAAAGTCGAAGATGAGCCTATCGAGGAAGAGACGACCGATGAAGCTCCTGAAGGTGAGGAAGATGACATCCCGACCTACAAGGATCGTGTTCCCACCGACAAGGAGAAGGCGACTTGGAAGGGGCTGAAGCAGACGAAAGCTGAGTATGACAAGCTCAAGCCTGAGTTCGAGAAGATGAAGGCCGAGTATGAGGAGTTCAAGAAGAAGCCAGTCTTTGATGACGAGGTGACTAAAGAACTTGATGAGCTTCGTCGGTTCCGCGACATGACAGACTTTAAACTGTCTGAAACGTATCAGAAGGAAATTGCGGCACCCCAAGCTGCTATCGAACGAGACATCGTGGAAATTGCCACGGAGTTTAAGATCGACCAAGCTGCCCTTGGTAAGGCTTTCACTGAGATTTCCGAATGGAAACGCAACCTCGCCATTGAGAAAGTGCTTCGTGAAAGCGATGAGGAGGTTCCTAGCGCCATTACCAAGACCATTTTGGACAAGGCTGCTAAAATGCACGACATTTGGCAAAAGGAGGTTCAACTTGAAGAGGATGCTGGTAAAAATCGCGCTGCCTATGAGTATGAGCAGAAGCAGAAAGTAACGAAGCAGACGCTAGAAGAACAGAAGGCTTGGCAGAGCGCCCTTGATTCATCCACACAGATGATTGAGACGCAAATGGCTCCGTTGCTCAAAAACATGCCTAAAGAGCAGCGTCAAGAACTGATGAGCGCCCTCAAAGAGGCAAAAATAGCCGACACACCTGAAGACCGCGCTTTGCAGGCTCAGGCTCCGCATTTGGCCGCTGTTTTGATCGAGCAGCTTAATTCCATGAAGAAGGAGATGGCGGAACTGAAGAAGGCGAACAAGGCGCTTTCGGTGGCTTCTCCTAGCTCGAATGGACGACAGGCGGAGGCGAAGAAGGCGGATGCTGATGATGACGAGGATGGGCTGTTTAAGGCTATCCGGTCGCAGCAGGGGTATTGAGCAGTTTCGCTAAAAAATCACTTGCAAGATTTTCATTCTATACAAGTAATACAGTCGAGTTGAAATCCGCCATCGTTCGGAATGCTTTGCTCGGGCATTAGTAACGGTATTTCAGGAGCAATAACAAGGGCTAGTCCCTGATTGGAGTGCTCGCCAATCGCCAGCAAGTCCCGCAAATGCGGGCAATCTCTTTGCTGCGTCGAGAATTGGCATGCAGCACAACACAACTCAAAGAAATACCTACTATGCCTAATCTTAATGCCGAGTTCGCTTATGACTCATCCCGTCTTGAAGGACGAGTCCGTCGTCTTATGCGCGCCAAAGGCCGCGTCGCCGCCCTTATTCAGAAAGAGTCGTTTCCCAGCGGCATTGGATTCAATCCAGTTACTGTAAACACCCTTCGCTCCAATCCTACGGGTGGCGACGGATGGGTTACTGTGACTCAACCGGACGGAACCAACAACAACTGCACGCCCGACCCATCGGTTGTCTCCCCTGCTCTCAGCACGGAAGCCTACTCCATCGAGCAGAACATGACCAAATCGGACACCATCTGTCTTACGGATGCTCAGTTCGGCTACCTCTTTGAGGAACAGGTCAAGAACATCCGCGCCAACTTCAGCGACACCATCGTTGATACTTGGGAAGATCGCTCGAAGTATTGGTTCCAGTATTACGCTGGCACCAAGATCGTCAACAACACCTCGCAGACCGAAGGTAACGGCTCTACGTTCCCGAACGTCCCTGCCGAGTATATGGCCTCTCAGGATCAGCTCGATCCTCTTTGGGACCGTATCATGCAGGATGGTGGTGGTGAGGAGCCTTACGCCATGTCCAATGGCGCTGCGCTCATCACTGCGATCATGTCGCCGGAAGCTCATCGCCAAATCATCAAGGGTTCTAGCTCGGTCCGTGAGGACTTCCGCTTCGCTCAGATGGGTAAAGGCTACGAAGGTGCTCAGCTCCTTCAGGCTTGGGGCGTTGACAAGCCTTACGGTGGTTTCATGCACTGCATCGACTATCGCATGCCTCGCTACAACTTCGTGAATGGCGCTTACGTTCAGGTGCCTTACTACACGACCGCTGCTGCCACTATCGGCACGCAGAGCATCGTGAACCCGGACTACCTGACCGCTGGCTACGAAGTCATCTACCTGTGGCATCCCGAAGCCGTCATCCGTCAAACTCCCCAATCCCGTTCCACGGTCGGTCAGGACACCAAGTTCCTCGCTCCGAGCTACAACGGTGAGATCGTCTGGCGCAACATCGCGAACGAAACTCTCAACCCGCTTGAGAACAACGGTCGCTGGTGGGCTTGGATGGTTGCTGGCTGGAAGCCAACGACCAAACGTAAGTATGCTTACGCCTTGATGGTCAAGCGTTGCACTGCTGTGACCGGCACCGTCTGCCCGAGCTACTAAGCAAACCTCAACACCGGCCTCCTCAAGTCGAGGGGGCCGGTTTTCCTGTAAACTCATTTCACAATTTCCATGAAACTCCCTTCCCTAATGCTTGCCGAAGAACCTTCCGAAAAGGGAGTTCTCATCCCCATCCCCAACGGCTTCAAAGTCCCCGAGAACAAAAAGGACGGCGAGGAATTTGAGATTCTGGTCAAGGCTCACAAGATGGGCGACCAACTCCACCTCCGTTCAGCCGATGGTTTTGAATTTGCTTCCGAGCCTGAGCCATCCATGCCAACCGAAGAACCTGAGCAGGCCGAAGAAACCTACGAGGAAGAAGAAGGCATGGAAATGGACGAAGGCGCTGATGAAGCCGCCGACGAAGAATCCGAACAAACCTTCCGCGAAACAGGCGGTGAAGAAGACGATGAAGGCGAGGGCCTGATGTCTGCCATCCAAAAGTTTCGCAGAGGCGGAATGAAAATGAAGTAACGCCATGACACCCGTTGTATCACCTGTCGGTTCTACCACCGCAATTCAGAATGCTTTGAACGCCCTCGGCACACCGAACGGCTTCATCGCGTATGACATTGTGCCCCTTCTTCAACAAGCTGTCGTTCTGGCAGCCAACCTAGCTTAAACCCATGACTGTCTCACCCGTAGCCTCCTCGGAAAAGATTCAAACGGCGCTCAACAACCTTGGCACTCCCAACGGTTTCATCGCCTACGACATCGTTCCACTGCTTCAGCAGCTTGTTGTCGCTCTTGGCAACATCTCCACTGGAGGTTCTGCATCAGCCACAACCGGCGAAGGTAAGCTGTGGTTTACCAACACCGCCCCTAGTGGCTGGCTGATTTGTGATGGCGCTGCCGTAAGTCGAACAACCTACGCAGACCTCTTTGCAGTTATTGGAACAACTTACGGCGCTGGAGATTCATCCACTACTTTCAATCTGCCCGACTTTCAAGGGAGAGCGCCAGTTGGCAAATCCTCAGTAGGAACATTTGATACCCTTGCCGAGGCTATTGGCGACGAGAACCCAAATGCTTTGGAAACAAACACAAGCGGAGCGATATTTGGATTAGATTTCTACGCGTTGACCAGCGTTAACTACGCGACAACTGCCAATCCCGGCAACATTCAGCCCTCTCTGGTTGTAAACTTCATCATCAAAACCTAATCAGTTATTATGCGCCCCGGAGTCTCACCAGATGTCAACGCGATGGTTGTCTGGGTGTCGGGCGACACTTGGAACGGCTTTTCGAGCATCGTTATCCAAAACCCTCTTGCTCCCGGTGATCTGGCATCGGTAAAGATGGGCTTCAAAGTGAGCCCCACAAACACCGTCCCCGCCTTGGAGCTTACGACGGATAATTCCGACATCACCATCACGGATGCCGCAAACTGGACGTTTACCATCAATCCGGGGCGATATTCACTCCCTGTTGGCAAATACATCTGGCAGATTGAGGCTTCCGATGATTCATCTCCGGCTTACGTCCAGACCTACCTTGAAGGAACCTGCGAGGTCTTGGGCAACTATACCACCATCACATGACACCTTCCATCAGCGTCACCGGAGATTCAGCGCCTAGCGTTCAAGTTACGGCGGACGGAAACATCATCATTGATGTCTCAACTCCTGTGAGCGGGACTGGCGATGTCACCTCTTCAAGCCTGTCTCTCGACAACCAGATTGTCCGTTTTGATGGAACGAGCGGCAAGGTCATCCAGAACTCAGGCATCACGATTGCGGATGGCGCTTCTGGCACGCTTTCTGGCACGAATAGCGGAGATGTCACGATTGGCACGGCAAATGGTCTCTCTCTTGCCGGTCAGGCATTGAGCCTCGCCCTTTCGTCCACCTCGACAACCGGGGCGCTTTCATCGACTGATTGGAACACCTTTAACGGCAAGCAGGCCTCGGGCAACTACATCACAGCTTTGACCGGCGACGTAACCGCATCTGGTCCGGGGAGTGCTACCGCCACGCTGGCAAATACCACCGTCACTCCCGGTAGCTACACCTCTGCCAACATCACGGTGGATTCAAAAGGTCGCATCACCGCTGCTGCAAATGGCTCTGGTGGCGGAGGCTCAGGCACGGTCACTAGCGTTGCCATTTCCGGCACAGACGGCATTCAGGTGGACTCCGGTTCACCCATCACGACATCTGGCACGATTCAGCTTGGCGTGGATGCGGCCACGATGAAAACAACGCTCGACCTCGCTGGCACGAACACCGGCGACCAGAACGTGTTCTCCACTTTTGCGGTTTCAGGACAGAGCAACGTGGTGGCTGATTCGACAGCCGACACGCTCACCCTTGTTGCTGGAACGAACGTCACTATCACGACGGATGCCAGCACCGACAGCATTACGATCAATGCCACGGATGCCTACACGGGTGACGTTGTTGGCCCAGCGTCTGCCGTGAATGGCGACTTAGCTGTTTTCGACGGGACGACCGGCAAACTGATCGCGGATGGCGGCTCGTTTGGTGATAACCTCGAACCTTTTGATGGCATCAACGTCAAAAACTACGGCGCGACTGGTGATGCTTTAAAAGTGACTGACGCGGTTCTCAATGGAACGACCACCGTAACTAGCGCGTCCGGCAAATTTACGGCAAATGATGTTGGCAAGGTAATTTGGGGCGTGGAAACATCAAGTGGTCTGGCTCGACTGGCTCAAACAACGATTGCGGCATTTGTTTCACCAACACAGATTACAACTACCTCTGCTGCTTCTGGTTCATACACAGGAATCAGCCTTATTTGGGGAACTGACGATACCGTGGCCCTTCAAGCTGCAATGACAGCGGCAAAGGCTGTTGGCGAGCACGTTCACGTTCCGGCTGGCGGATACATCTTTTCCGAGCTTCCGTTTGATTCGAATCTTGCTGCTGTTGGCAAAGCATCTGGCGTCATTGGTGATGGTAGCGGCTCGACTATTTTTTACCCAACGCCAGACTACGATTTCGCATCAACAACTGCCAATACAGGTATCTTTTACCGCACGGACGGAGATTGTCGAGACGCTCAACTTTATGGATTGAGTGTTGATGGCGCTTATTACTCTTGGTCTGGAGCATCAGGCTATCATATCATAACTGATTCTGGTGACAGGACGCTTATCGAAGATGTCCGTATTGAGCACTTGAAGGGCTTCACCT